CCCCCGCCTAGACATCAGGCCGCTGGCTGAGTGCTCAGGAACATCCCGCTATTCGGCGCCGGGCCTGCCCCGTAGATATGTGTCAGTGTATCGGCAATGCCGGTATACCCGACAAACTGACAAGCCCCACGCAGGATTACATAATGCGTGGTGGCTACCGTGATTGAGAATGCATTGGTGATGGCGGTTGCCCAGTTGACAGAGAAGTTTTCGAATAGGCAATCATCGAATATCACCCAGCGGTCCATGCCGTCGATCAGGACCGCGCCGCGTGTGTTGGTGTCCGATTGTGACAGAATGTGACAGCGCTTGAACGTATTGCGCACGGACCCGGTGCTCAGCCACAGTTCGTAGTTGGCAGCGGACCGGTCGATGGTGTCCAGTCCGATAGTGCAGTCCGCAAATAGGTTTTCCGCGCCGGTGACTTTGAGACTGTAACTGTCAGTCCGAGCAGCTGGTGTTGCGTGCCCCATGCCCGCGAAGAATACGTTAATGAACGCATTGCGCGCGCCGGAAACGATTACCGCGCCACTGCTGCTATCAGCGTCCTTGCCGTTGAATATCTGAATGTTGCTGACGATACACCCAGTCCCGCTGAACGTAATCACGGGAGAGATGTCCACCGAAGCGGACCCGACAATCCGGCACCGCTGTCCCATTCCCGGAAGCGGCGAACTGATGCCGATCAGGTGCGTGTAGCTTTTGCTCCACGTCAGAGATGCCGCCGGACTCCAGGCACTGGACTGACCGATCATAAATACCACGTCATTCGCGCCGTCCGTGCACTGATTATAGGCCGCTAGCACGGAATTGAACGGATCATCCACCGTCCCACTCCCACTGACGGACAGACTCGGATTGACAAAGTAGGTGTTCCCGATCAGCGCGGGCAGAAAAGCACTGCCGAACCCATCAGCAAGATCACCGATGGAAGAAGAACCACGTTTCAGGTTGTACATGAGGCGTCTCCCTTACACCGTGATACCGTAGGTGATGGCGGCCGCTTCCGTATCGCGCTGGATCAGACCAACACGCATCTGAGCCACAATCTGCGTACTGTCCGACTCCGGGAAGCGCGTCATTTCCAGCAGCATCCGTCGGCGGTAGCCCAACAGCCATTGGTCGAAACGCACGGCAAGGAAAGACCCGAAGGTGTTGTTAGAGGCGGTATCTACGTCCAACTTACCCGCGCTGTTTTCCTTGTATTCATATCCGGCCACCAGTCCGGACTTGACCGACCAGAAGTTATAGAAGTACGACGTGATAATACCGTACCCGAAAATCTGTACCAGTCTCCCGTTCTCTAGCGTCGGTTGTGAGAACACGTCACGCGTCTTGACTTCCGCCAGTTGCAGTGCTTTCCATTGCACAGACGGCGGCATGATAAAGACCGTATTGGACTGGTCGGCGTTTTTGCCCTGCACACCCATCAGTTGCAGCGTCGCAAGGAAGTCGTTTACGTCCAATGTGCCCCCCGCGCGACTGTTGGCGGTTGTAGTCACCAGTGGCGATACACGGAACCCGTCATACAGAATGAAATACTCCGTGCCAGCTGGAGTGCCCGCGATGTCATTCACGTTAGTTGTCGCGCCGGTGGCGTTGTCTCCATCGATGATCGAGGCATCCAGATATTCGTTCCCTGCCGTAACCATCTTGGTGCGAAGGTAATTCACCCACGGCACAATCGAATCCTCTTCCAGTTCACCGGAGTAGATCGTCCGCGCCCCCATCTTGTTCAGCGTCAGAGACACATTTGTCGTGGCCGCTTTACTGGCGGTCACTGTCGCGGCCGGGTGTGAATCGGTAGCCGACGCGAGACCGGTCGCCTGCGCGACTTTGTAAAAGATCGGGTCTTCACCTTCGACTGGGACATTGATGCTTTCATGCCCAGGAGGCACTTCGACTGTCGGGAGTCGGTTGGCAATAACCGCCCCTTTGCGAATAGACTCCCATAGTGCCTGGGAGTAAGCCACACCGACGAACTCGTCACCATAGGTGGCGTAAGTGGAATAGTTCAGATCATTGGCCTTGCCAGCGAAGCCGGCCGCCTTGAGCGCATACATACCCTGTATGCCGATTTCGCCATCTTTCGCGGCATCTTCTTCGAGCTTAATGCCCAGCGCTTTCACGGCCGCTTCGCTCTCGCCGAATTTACTCAAGCGAGACGCTTTCGCTTCACGCAGCAACCCGATCATCAGCGCCATGTCTCCCGGCTCCAGGTTGTCGTACTTCCACACGTCGCCATATTTAGCCACGTAAGGGATGCCTTCCGGGAGGCGTTTCGATTTGGCGAATTCGGCTGCCTGTAGATCGAGCGCCGCTTTGATAGCGGCCTGCTTGTCGGACTCACGCGCTTCCCGGTCCTTGCGAGCCGCCTCATCAGCGTCCCACTGGGCCTTGAGCGCATCGTCCACACTTTTTACTACGAGGTCTTGAATTTCCTGGGGTTCCATATCCCGTTCCTTGTCGCTAGAGTTATCCATGCGAATAACGTCTGATGCTCGGAACGGCGTAACACCCTGTGTTCCCTGTGTATCAGTATCAGAATCAGTGTACCCGATTTCTGCCGGCAGGTCAATTCCCGCCGCCGCGTAGATCGCTTTGAGCGCGGGCAGCGCAATGGCGTGCTTGTTCGCCGGGGCGCGCCCATCATAGGCATCAATCAAGGACAGCTCTAAGACTGGCCACTGCACAATCCGCCCGTTCCGGTCAACTCGGTGCAGGTGATTCGACCCGCTGCTGACAAACGCTTTCCCCTGTTTCGCGGCGTCCCAGATACGCCGGGCCTTATCCGCCGCCTGGTTGAGAACAACCCGATACCAGCGGCCATCCGCCCGGTCCTCGAAACTGACCGTCTTGCCGATGTATTCCGGAGTGGGAGCGAGCCTCTTCCCATCGTCCGCAATCCCATGATAGTACACGGCCGGGGGCAGAGGAAATTTGTCCTCATGTAACACCGTGCGCGCATCGAAATACTGACCGTCACCATCCCGGTCAGACGGACTGCCATACGGCACGCCACGCACATCCAATACCCACGCGTTCCCTTCCCCGCCGGTCAATGCTTTGACCGCGGCCTTCCCAGACATGTCTCCGCCCATGTCTTCCATGTTGGCATACAGCGCGCGCATGTGCGCCTCAGCCTCTTCCATCGTCGCATGACACTCGACCTTTTCGCCCATTGTGTCATCGTCATTCATTTTGTGGACGCAATACATCCCGTCCACTTCAGCAATCTTCCAGGGCATACTCCACCTCTATCCTTTCACTGTCTTGCGCATCACTGTCTTGCGCAGCTGCGCGACGATCTTCGCGGCCACCGCATCATGTTCCTTGCTCATCACCGTTTCCTGAGACCGCCATCCCAATCCGCGCATGTAAGCAGATTGCAGACGATTTGGGCCGACTACATAGCGGGAATACCGTGCCGTGTTGCGCAGTGTGCACACCATGCCATCGGTCGACCGGTCGATACGCCAGCGCTGGCCTAAATCCTGTGACCCCGGTGATTGCCCGCGCCGGTACGGAATCTCGATAATGCCTTTGCGCAGCGCCATTATCACATAGCGCCGCTGCTTGTCGCTCGTAAATGGCTGTTTCGGATGCGCGACGGCGGGCGGGTATGGCGACACCTTGGATTGCAGATACACCGCACCGACATATAACGCCACCGCAATGTTCTTCGGATGCGCCATAGAGTCCAGGCTCTTGAGTGCGGCGGTCATGTCCACTGTATACGAAACCTGCATCACACAGCCTCCGTTTCAATGATGATAAGGTCAGGCCAACACCGACAGTTATGTGTTATAATAGAATTGCAGATGTATAGTTCGTATGGACTAACCTGGAGGTCATACACGTGCCCCGAAAAATCGAAATCTCTGATCTGGATAATTTGCTCCATCGCTATCTCGCGGGCGAATCGGAGAACAAACTCGCCCGCGAGGCGGGGATCAATCGCTGGACTTTCCGACGCCGGCTTTTGGCGTGTGGCATTATCCCGCGTAATCAATCCGACGCTGAATTGATGAAGTGGGCTAACATGTCCGAAGAGCAACGGTGCGCACAAGTGATGGCTGCTCACGAGGCTACTCGAGGCATTCCTGTGAAACCCGAATCGCTCCTGCTGCGAGCCAAAACACTGGAGACTGCCTGGCACAATGTTGCCCACGTTGAGCGTGTTATCGCCCAAACTATGACCGAGCACGGGTTTCCTCTCGTCCAGCAAAAAGCTATCGGCAAATACAATGTCGATCTCACCTATGAAACCGGAGCCGTCACCATAGAAGTCTTCGGCGGAAACTGGCATTCGTCTGGTCGTCATCGTGCTCGATTTCATCAGCGTATTCACTATCTGCTCAATGCGGGTTGGCACGTAGTCATCCTCTGGATAGATGGCCGCAACTATCCTTTCGGGGGCAATTGCCCGGATGAGTTGATCCGCACTTTTCAGTTCGCCCGCGAAAACCCAACCGCGCCGCGTCAATATCGGGTGATGCGCGGTGACGGCCAATGTGCTCCCGCTACCAAAAGTTACCTCAATACACCGTCCGACATAATAGCTTGTGGTTGCAGCCTGAATGCGACCGGGCACCACGATTTCATTACCAGGTAAGATACAACGCGGATGAGCTGGCGGCGGGAGTTCCCAATCTATCCCCTGCAATTTGTTTCGCAATCGGCCGCATATCGGACACACCAATTCGTCTTCTCGCGTCCGCCATATTTGCCGTGTTTGCACATTCTCCCGCTTCAGTTGTTCCTGCACTGCGCCGGTGGCATTGGACGCCGCACGCGTGACTTCGGTCCGCGCGATTAGTGCGGCTCGTTCCGCACCGAAAAACGGTTCCAGCATCCCGCGTAACTGACCCTGACTCCACTGCTGGTCAAAGTACTGCCCGACGTAATGCTCGACCGCCGTCTGCTGCGTAAGCGTGATTTGCCGCGCAAGGTCCGCGCCATACTGCGCCATATTGCGCTGTAACCAGCGGTCCGCATACTCAGCCGGAAACGTGTATCCCAGCGCCGCTTCATCGGCCACCCATGCCGCCCGGAACACAGCGAATAATTCGGTAGTAACGATCCCGCGGATGCGCGCTTCAATGTCTCCCCAAAAAGCCGCAGTCAGATTAGACACGTCCATATCTGTGCCCAGTGTGCGCATGATCTCCGCAAGCAGCCCCAGGGCAGCCAGTCGGCGGATAATCTGATTTTCGTAATCGTCGCGATCAGCTAAATTCGCCATTGTAATATTTTCCCCATGCCCGCAGATCTACCTCATCAAACACGCGCATCAATTCTGCGCCGGTCTCAACCCGTTCCAATCCGCCCTTTATCCAACTCATCAGCGGCGCCGGAATAATGTCGCTCTCGAAGTCCAGTGCGGCGTGAAAGTTTTTACCAACCAATCGATGTTTTGCCATCTTGCGCCAGCGCCGCATTTCGTCTTCCATCGCGGACAGCGCCTGAGACTTCATGCTCACCTCGGCCTCCTGCGCCAGTCGGTTCACCGCTTGTGTGATAGCCTGGTCGTCCGGCGCCGTGTCAGTCATAGCCGGGGGGGAAGGGGCAAACGGCGCGGGTTTCGTGATTTCCGCCATCAGCAGCGCGCCGCGTTCGTCGCCAATCGACTCGTCCCCATACCATCGCGCGCGAACTTCATCCAGCGTATGCGTGCGCTCATAAGCGTCCTGCTCCTGAAGTTCCAGCACTCGGTCGGTCTTGCGCACGTCATCAAACTCACACATCAGATTATCGCCATACAAAGGCAACAGATCATTCGTGATTTTCTCAGCTATCTGCTGATGCATGGGCCAGATGCACATATCCAAAAACGTTGCCCGCCCGGCGACGGCATTTGCTTCGGTGGCATTGATTGCCAACAGGGACGCCAGACCCGGCGCGAACACGGCGAATATTTCTTCTTTGGTGAACTGGCGGCCTTCCAGAAATTCGAGGTCTTTCTGACTGACTCCCATCTGTAGCCAACTCACGCCCTTCGCCCCCGCGCCACGCAGCAGCATAAGCGACCGGCGCACACCGCCGTGCTCGTCAATCAATTCGCGCTTGATGCGCTCCCATTCCGGGTCCTGCACCATGTCCGCCCATACCAGCGCGCCGGGAATTTTCGCGTTGTCTTTCGCAAAAACGTTAGCGTTCCACTCCACCGCCTTGAGGTCCCCCACAACCTGCCCGGCCAGCGCCTCAATCGGGGATAGCCCAATGTATCGATTCGTCGGATGAAACGCCTTGAAGTGTACGATCTCATCCGGAGGGATAATTAGTTCCGTCATGCCGAAGCCCGGGTTGTATGCATAGTGTTGAATGCCCATGTTCCCAGATCGGA